TGAGGCGCTATTCCCTAAACTATCGGGGGCTGCGGATGTGAAGTCTCCCCTTCTTAACTTTTCTGTGTCATAAATAACGACTGTTTGCGCGTCTGGCGTATGACCACCCGTAATGGTAAAAGTTGTCTGGCCCGCCGTTGTTGTAAAAGTTTGCGACTTCGCAAGAACAAAGCGCCCCCAAACAACCGCATTTTGAGGAAGATCCGACATTTGGGCAAGCAATGGATTAATCTCTAAGAACGCTTCATCAAGCTTTGCCTGAGTGGTTGAATTATTTGGTCTTGGATCGACCCCCGCCTCACTGCCTCCAACCTCGTTATTCATTGGTATTTCAGCGCCGTTTATAGAAACGACAAGACCACTTTGACCCGCTGGCCCCGTTGGCCCCTGCACATCAGCCGCAACGGTTCCGTTTCCGACTGCGCTAAACCCAGAGATATTACCAGAAAAATCTTTTGCCTTGAGTTTATAGTAATGCGTTGTGTTCTGTGTAAGCCCGCCATGAACAAGGCTGGTACCCGCAGATGTTCCAATCAAAGAATATGTGCCGCTGCTTGTTGTGCTATGGTGAACTTCCATAGAGGCGAAATCAGAAGGGAAGCTGTATCCCTGCCACGAAACCTCTAATTGCTTTACCCCCGCTGTAACGGTTGGGGCGCTTGGGGTTGAGGGTGCGGTTGTATCAGTTACCGCAGTTGCATTGATTGTTGCATATGATCCTGAATTTTCCCGCACTGTAACCGCTCGAACCCTAAAATTATAAGTCGTTCCAGCAGTAAGAGGCTCTATTTCAATAGCATTGTTTGGAGCAATAGTTGAGGAGTAATTTGATAAACTACTTGGCTTCCATTCTACCTCATAATGCCTGAGAATTGGACTACTTACAGCATTCCAAGAAAGAATTACCCTAGACATACTTGTGCCATCAGTTTGAAGGCTTGAAGCTAATGTAGTCGATAATCCAGTAATCGCTAAGTTAGATGTTGGGTCTCCTAAATTAGTATTATTCTGGGTTATCTGTTGATATTCATCAGAGCTAATTGACCATTGATAGGCTGTAGATGATGTTTCTTGGAGGGTCATGTTTACCACTGGAGCAGAACCATCCATTCCTGACATCTTCCAAGACATTACACGGAATGTTTTTCTAGCCCACCCATATCTATCAAGAGTTACTTCAACAGTATCGCCTATCTGAACCCCAAAAGCTTTTTCTAAAGAAAAATCAGCACTGAATGTTATCTGCTCACGGCTAACAAACAAAACTTGCTTAGCTAATCTTTGAGCAGTCGCGCTATTAGTCGTAAGAGGCAACTCAAGATCAAGAATAGAAACTTCATCGTTATCTTCAGAAAGATCTGGGATTTGCTGTTGAGGGTAATCTGTAGCGATAAATCTACCATCTGTAGAGCCATCAATAAATGTACCTCGAACAGTATTAGTTGTATCGCGCCTCGAAAGCCGCGTTGCTATACTTATATCGCTTCTAAAATCATCATACCCAAAGGCATTAGCATTACTTACAGAAGCATCTGGTGATTTATATGCACCAGCCAAAAGCCTCCATTTACCCTGACCCCAGAAAAGCGTTCCATTCAAGGTTGTCATTAAGGTATTCAAATTTCCGCTTGGTGTTGCTCCTGTGTCAAGAACACCACCAATTTTGAATGCATTGTTTTGAACTCCTACAACACCAGTTGACGCACAATCCGCAATAGCTGTTGCGATCATATTATCGTCAATATCTGACTGATCCGTATCCAAGCCAAGATTGCTTGTAAGATAATCCCTTATGGCAAGCGCTGGCTCGTCAGAATATTGCCATGTAGTGGGGTCATTGGTTCTGTGGGTGCCAACCCCTAGCGAATTATCGTAAGCGCTACTGGTGCTGTCTTTTCTGGGGTCATAGACTTTTTTGCCCTGTATTTTTGCAGTTACTAGAGGCATCCCATTTGGGAAGGTGTCTCTATCATATTCCAATCTTACATAAAGACAGGCAATCCCTTGACCTTTAAAACTGCTGTTTATTTGAGTAGGTTTGTAGGTCAAAGAATTTAAAGTAGAATATACGCTTTGATTTGACGCCCCCGTAAATTTTTTAATATAAACCTTACTGTTCCACTTTGAGGTTGTAACAGTTCCATCTGACCCAGAAAACGAAACAACCTCATCATCAAGGTATATATCCCCAATACTATTTACCTCATGTCCAGCAAGAGTAATGATCGTATGAAGATATTTATCATCGTTAGTAAGCTCCATATATGTTTTGGTGCCGCCCTTTCGGGTTTCGCCATATATGATTTCAAAATTTGCAACAGGATCAATATTATTGTTTAGACCGCTGCCCCCACCCATCTGTGGCATCTTTGGTCGGCCCATCCCAAGAGCATTTCCAAAAACACTTGAAAGCCCATAGAGCGCAATACCTCCAACAACCGCATAGGTTATTGTTGCATATCCAGCGCCTAAGATAAGGGTTCCTGTTGTAATAGCCATCAGAAAAGCCTCTTTGAAAATACGTTCTCAATGTGGTTATACCCTAATCTTGTCAGCAATACATCAAAGGGTTTATGAATTTTTGTATTAACAAACAGCAATGAAACGCCATCTTGCTTTAAATATTTCTCCGCAGTCTTGAGCAAATGCCATCCCGCAAGCCCTTTTCTATAATCTGGGTGCAGATATATTACATCATTTGTAGCAAAGATATGATCCTTATAATGAAGGGATTTTGCTGTAGTAGTTACGAAATATCCAACAAGCCTTTTACCCTCTCTGGCTGTAAATATTTGAAGTTGACCAGATTTTTCAGCTTCCTCATATTGATCCCAATCAGGGTTCAGATGAATAAAGTCTTTATTTAACGCGATTTCTTGCCAGTGTGATTTTAGAAGATCTTGTATCTCCAGATATACAGAAGCAAGAAATTCTTGCTGATATTTCATCGTTGCGCGGCCTCTTGCTCTTTTTTAGTTATACCTTCGCCCCAATTAAGTTTTTTATCTTGAAGATCTTGTACGAATGAAAAAAACGTATCTCCAGAATATAAACTTTGTTGGATTTCCTCAGTGTATCGAAAAGGTCGAATTCTCTCCAAATCTACTAATTTGCTTTCTACCTTAACCTCAATAGTCGAGCTTTCCCCACCATCCTTGATATTTAACTGATCCATATAACCAGAGAATATTTCTGTAAGATTGCTATTTCCCTGAACCCCAAAATAAACCTTGCTCAATCTTCCATGATATTCGTGCGACAATGCCGCTGTAACAAGAGAAGATGGCACACCAGTAAGTGTAAGAGTAATCCCAGATGCTTTTAGTTCTGATGCTTCCTCAATTCCGCTAATTTGCAGAAGATCCCCAGCGCCTACATATGTATTTGAGTTTGCAGAAAGATCACCTACTCCAGTCCAGAAATATACTGGTGCGGCTGCGCTAGTAGCCCCATTGTAAAAATTTAAATCTACTGCATAAAAAAGCTTTACCTCATCAGCTAACAATGCTGTGAGAATTGTGCTATTTACCGATCTTGGCATAATGCCCCCTTATTTTTTAACAGGGGCTTTCTTGCGCTTGGCTTTCGTTTCTTCTGGCCCCGCGTTGCCCTGCACTTCAATAGCCGCGCCACGCTCGATCATAGACTTTGCTAAAGCTTTTTGCCAAGGCTTATCTGTGGGCAAAATCTCACCAGCTAAATATTTACGGGCTTCTGTTCCAGATGCGTTGCTTTCTCCAGCTACGCTATAAATCATTTTTATTTGTTTCATTTACCCACCTTTTTTGAGGGAGAGGGAGGAAAGTGGACCCAAACCTCCCTCTCCCGTTATTCTTATGAAGTTGCGTGTTTCAGAACACGCATAGCTTCTGCAAGAACAACCTCACCGCCAACACGCTTACGAGCGATATAGCGAACTAGACCACCAGAAGCTTGGCTAAATGGGTCACGCAGAACTGAAAGCGCAACACGATCAACGATCATATATCCTCGACGGAAATCACCGATGAGAACAGATTTGGCACCAGAGGCCGCATTTGCTACATCAGGAGCTTCCACATATGGGATACCGATGATTGTGTTTGGAGCGCCAGACTGACCAGAGAAACCAGTTTGGAAAATGTACTGGCCCGCTGTGTCTTTCAACTTACGGATAATGCCCAAAGTAGCACGGTTGAACATCATTGTAGCGTTAGCCGCATACTCTGATTTCAAGCCATGCACCAAGTCCATCAGGTTATCGGTAGTAATAGCCGCTGATGCTGCACCTGTAGCGGTGTGAGCAACTACGTTACCATTTGTGATACCTGTTGGCTTATTTGTGCCATTACCAGAAATGAACGCCTCGCCTTCCGCTTTTGCGAATTGCTCAGCAAATTCTGTGTTCATTTCAGCTTCCATATTGAACGCCGCGTCCTCTAGCAACTGGCTAGAAATATCTACCAGAGCATAGGCTTCATGAGTTCCAATGGTTTTCAAAGCAGTGGTGTAACCAGTTGTTTCTGAGCGTGTACCAGTTTCCGCAGTCCAAGCCGCTGCAAAGTTCGCGGTCTTTTGTGGAATTTCAATCTCTTTCGAGTTTGTTTGACGGATACGAGCAACAGAACGCACAGGAGAGATTTCAGTTACGATCTTAATGATTTCTGCAACATATTCCTCTGGTGCCAAGTTACCAGCCGTTGCGGCTGTTCCAACAGTCAACGCTTTAACTTCGTCAGCATCTAAGCCTTCGTTGCCTTTACGCATGAACTTGTCCCAAGCTTTGATAGCAAAATCAACTTCTTTTACTTCTACACCTGAGTTTGGACGCTTGAGCATTGTTTCAATGCTATCCAATTTTTCTGAGAAACCTTCCGCAGCTTTTTCTTGCTGTACAAGCTTTTGGTTTACAGTTTCAAAGCGGTCAAGATCGGCTTCGATCTTTGACAATTTAGCTTCAACCAACGGGTCGGCTTCGCCTTTCTTTTCGATTTCTGCAAGACGCTGATCGTTTGTCGCTTTAAATTCTTCAAAAGCACCGTTCAGCCCTTCCAGATAAGTTTTAAGGTTATCATCCATGATAACGCCCTTTCTGAATTTAGGATTTTAGGATTTTAGTAAGCTTTTCAATTTCGCTTACTACTTCAAGAGGCATTTCCTGAGTGCCAGCATCCCGCTGTTCAAGTGCCTTCGCTACGGCAGAAGCCGCAACTTTCGCCTCGCTTCTGGAAAGATCCGCTGCATCCCGCAGGACTTCTTCCCATTCACGGACTGTTCTGTCGGTCTTTACCGCTGAAACCCTAGCTTTGGGGTTCATAGGAAAGGTTACGGCAGAAATCTCCATAAGGTCTACTGACTTGAGATAACGGCGCTTACGCTTATCATCATAGTCATAACCTTTTGCATCAACGCGGTAGCCAATAGACAAGCCATCAATCGCGCCCATTTTCATCAATTCATAAACTTCGCGGCCTCGCTGAGTTCCCATCGCCAAGCGACCCTTAACTTTAAGCCCGCGCTCATCTTCTGTTATTTCATCAAAAACACCAATCGGCTCATCAGGACGATGCTGGTAAAGCATCTTAACTGCTCTTGCACCCTTGCGACCAATAGATTGAGCAAATGCCCCCTCTACTACAATGTCATTACCAAGATCTTTATTTCCAAAGATTGAGCCGTAACCGCTGAACTCGCCCTTCTCGTCATCTTCCATCGCTTTGATGTCAAACTTAACGTCAAGCTGTCCATCTTCCTCTTTTGTCTCAATTTCAGAAGAAACTTCGTCAATATCGACTTGCTGTTCTTTATCGGTCATTTTGCTGCCCTCGTTATATGCAAGCGTCCTTGCACTAAATTGAACTCAATCTATCATAAGTTTGCGTCGATTTAAACCATGTCATCAAAAAGATCATCTTCCTCAGTAAAGTAGATCGCCAAACATCTGCAATTAACATTGTTTTTCGCCCCGCCGCTTCCATCATGCGGAAACTTCATTCGTATCTCTGCGCCACTGTCTCTAAGAATAAATGGCTCGTCAATCAATACCTCTTGACCATTAGCGGCTGAGTGAGAGGGTCGCGTTCTACTATCTCCTACAGATACCCATCTTTTCTTTTGATTAGGAAGGTTGAGAGATCGACTTGCAGTATCTGTAGCATATGAGGCTGCACCATTAGTTTCTGTCCTCGCAATCGTTGCGGCTCTTGATCTACCTACAGCACCCGCTGTTCTCTCTATGATAAGCTTGGCTGTCTCATCTGCCCCAAGACCATCCGCTTCACCAATCTGAATTGCTTTGAGTATAAGGCGCCTTGTATAATTTGATACATTGCGAACTCTTAACGCTCCATAAAGAAGATAGTACATATCTATGAGGTCAATGAATATTGACTGCTTTCTTCCGTCATAAACTCTTTGAGCGAATGTATCTATTACCACTGTGTACTGAGCTTTGAATACTGCTCGCATTTCCAAGTCAAGATCTTCAATGGCTAAGATAGGGTTGCCATTATTTCTATATGCTTCTGCCGCTGTTCTTGCTGTTTTTGCAAATAAGCTGTTCAGCTTTCGCGCCATACCAAGATCAAAGCGCAGTCTGAGCCTATTTACCTCTCTAATTTCCTTAGAGATTGAGATGCGTTTTTTGCTTGATTTTATATAAACTGGGAACGCCATACCCAGTTGTAACTTATTTTAGGCTTGGTTTCAAACTCGTTAAATTACCCCTGATGGAAAACACCATATTTTATGTAGTGTTTTAAATCAGAAATATTATCTTTAATGAAGCTTTCCATGAGATCTTCGTGAGCTTGACAGGCTAAAATCATCGCAGACTTGATGTCTTTATGTTCGACGGTCTTTTTCTTTCCTCTGCATTTAACCGTTGCAGTTGGCCCGTCTAATGGGAAATCAGTCAAAAGCCCTACAACCTCATCTCCGTAAAAAATAGCCCAAGCTGGAACCAATCCATCTACCTGTTCTAAATTGTAATTCATTTTACAGCCTCCAGCTTATCTACGATTGCTATGAACATTTCCTTGTTAAAAGCCTTGTCTTTGTAAAGCTTTGGATTTTCGATCAAGGCTTTATAATGCAGTGCCTTCGCTATCAATTCAGATTTAGTCATGCCATCCCCCATTATGGATAATAAAAAATTAGCGCGCTTCCGTCATTCAAATCACCCTCTAATTCTTCTCGTAAGGAATAGAGCGTATCGTATGCTTCGCGGCTTTCGCTTGAAATTTCCCAGTAACCTTTGCGATCCATGCATTTCAAAACTTGGTCAATCGCTTTTGTTACGTCTTTCTCCCTTGCCATTTCGTTTTCTCCTTATTGCCTGTTACATATATATACACATCAAAAGTTAATGTCAATAACATTTTTATTAAATTATTTCACTTTTAGTGTTGACAGCTTGCTCAATGTTAATTATATTAACTATATAAGCAATGGAGAAAAAAATGAAACCTTTTAGCATCATCATACAATTCGACAACGCATTCAGACGCGCAATCAAAGACCCAGATAACTTTACCAAAAATGGCATGAACTGGGATTTCGTAGAAAGCGACATCTGCATTGACCTAGATGATCTTGGATTTACCAGCGATGAAATTAACAAAGTAATTGAGGAAGAATTTGACTTTGCCGCAGAGGACTATGGCAAGACAGCTAAGGAGATGAACTCATGAAAAATATTGGTTGGATTGATCGCAAGCACCGCAAAATTATAGACGAGGTAATTATTACTGACGAGGATTGCGGGGTATATCTCAAAAGACCTTGGATCTTCTCCGTCTCAGAAGCAAGCTGCACATTCTTCTGCTTTGACGATTTTGAGTATGATATGGAAAAAACATTCCAAGCATTGAACGAGTGCATAGCAATCGAAGCCGTCAAGATCAAACCAGAAGTCTGGGATAAAGGGTAAGAACTAGGCGAAGTTATTACCCAAAAATAATTTTAAAATAATTAACATTTAGTGTTGACTTACTGCTAGGTGTTAATTATATTAACTTTATAGGCAGCAAGGGAGCAACGCCATGACAACGATGACTGACTTTTCAAAATGGGAAACACACGCCAAAACGCTCAGCATTGGCTCACTGAAATTCGTCATCGAAGATTGCGCTCGAGCCAGAGACGCAATGCGCGGCTGGAACCCTGAAAAGGAAAACTATTACGCTGACCAATGCTTTACCTATCAGGATGAACTCAGACGGAGATTGAAATGAGTAACTGGATGCAAGACATAATTATCGCCGCCGCTATCGGCACAGCAATCATTGGCTGGATAACAGCAGTATCAATGGGATGGATGTAATGAGCAATCAAAGACAAGCAATAGAAGATCTCAACGAAGCTGCATATGCCGCACTGAGAGCCTTTAACATAGCTTATGGGGGTAAGGCGGGGGAACACAAGATAGCCCGCATACTGAGGGAAATAACCGTAGGCTCTGACCTTGCATTTGACATGATCGTGCAAGAAGAAAACTCAGAAAGATTGGGGTACTGATATGAAGTACGCAAATCAAATCGGGTATTCTGACATTCATCCATATGAAGTTATAGAGCAACGCACTGAGCGCAAACTGATAATTAGGGCAATGGAAACTCTAGAGCTTGAGTGGGAGAAAGAGGTATACGCTGGCGGTTTCTCAGCGCACTTCGCAAATCAATCAGAACAAAAGTGGGATATTAAGCCTGACCAAGAAGGCCATGTAGTATCCATCAGACAGCATAAAGATGGACATTGGTATGATACCTCAGGTGCGAGATACCGCCTGTCTGATAAACCTCGAAAATTTTATGACTATAATTTCTGAGGTCGTTATGAGAAATCCAAATCCATTTACAAGAGGCATTAAACTTATAGAAGTTTATAAAAAATATAACTCCAACAGAGTTGTATCTATGAGTGAGTATACAATATTTTTATTAATATCTGATCTGTGCGCTAACAATGCATGGGCAAGCCAAACACAAATTGCTAAATTAACTCGACTTGCGCCCAATGTAGTAAATAGACATCTTTCCACATTATCTAGTTATTCAAGAGCTAATAGTTCATTAAACCTTATTGAAATTGACATAGATCCTAATGACAGGCGTTACAGACGTTATAAGCTTACAAACAAGGGTCTAGCGCTCAGAACAGAAATGCTTGCAATAACGCAAAAATATTGAAATAATTAACATTTTATTATTGACGCTATACTGATTGTTGATTATATTAACTTTATAGACAGAAAAAATGGAGAGACTTAATGATTGGACCGCTTAAAATAACCGCTGGCGAGTATTTCTACAAAGGCTGGAAAATATTCAAAGAAGGTAAGATCTGGACTATGACGCCAGAAGGAAACTTCCATCCAACAGATGCAGCAAACAGCTTGCGTGACGCATTCAATTTCATTGACCATTGGGAAAAAACAACCCTCGCAGACATGAGGAATTACTAATGGCTCGTACCCCTATTTATTTTCGATACCTCAAAGCAACTAAGGCGTCTAAATTTTTAGGGATGACAATAGATAAATTCTTGACCATGTCCAAAAATACAGACTTTCCACAGAGTATTTATTTTGGACATGGTTATAGATGGAATGAACAAGAACTGATGGACTGGAAAAATGAAAATTCAAACCGCAATAAATGAACTGACCAAACTTGGGAAAGTAGTAGATGAAAGCTACGAGGCTGTAATGAAACGAAGGATGCCCAAGATGGAAGTAAAGGGGCCACTCTTTGCTGGGATAACTGCTTACAAGGCATTGAACATGGAAGGCGAGTTCAAAGACCTTGATGAAGCTTACAATGTTGTAACCGCATATATCCTTGACGAAATGTTAAAGCATCAAGGATCTCATAACATAAACTGAGGTTGAAATGATTAAGTATAAGTGGGGAAAGAAAAAAGACACATGGGATGCATATCTTGATATGGATGATTATGACGAGCTTCCAATCTTTGACCAATTACCATCTCAAGAGGAAATGTCCTATATCGTCAAAAGCCTACAATCTGATGGACAAACCATAGGTGCTTCAAACAATTTCTGCTATCCTGACCCGCTTGAGGAAATTTCAAAATACGAACGGACAAATAGGCCAAGCCAAGAACATAGAAACTTAGCTCATGGCATGGCAACCCAATGGCATCTATTAACCAGAGAACAGCAAAAAAACATAAAAAGCGGCTTGGATGACGATTTTCTTGCTGTCTTAAATGCTGCAATTTGGGCTTATCAAAGCTACATGAATAGAGAGGCTCGCGCCGCTCAAATTGAACGCGAGCGCCTAGATGAACAAATAATTGATCTTAAAACCGAGATCGCATACATGAAGAAGCAAAAATATCTTTAGCTTTTCTCTTTTGACTTGAGCGGATGACCCTCTGGCAAAAGATCAGTATCAAACTTCCCGCTCTTATAACGACCTGTTCTAACTGCACTTAAAAATACATTAACCCTTGCGTATGCCCATTGATCGGCACTCCTTACAGATGGTCTGACACTCTGGGGATTTGTATTGTACGCCCCTATCCCTCTACGAAATACAGCCTCAAGCATACGCTGAGTAACGCGCTTACCCTTTTTGTCACCATGTTTATCGTTATGATCTTTGACCTTTTCAGCTAAACCTTTTTTGACTGCCTCAGATATTTCAGTCGGCGCTTTTTCCTCCAGCGACAAATCTTCCATAAATGGTTCCAAAGCTTCAGTCTTATCACGCTCTTTATCTAACTCCGCTGTTTTGCGATTGGCCCAAGCTTGACCTTCATCACCGCCCCAACCCAGCCAAGCGATAAGTCCAGCAGTCGGCCATCCATCTTCACCTCTGCGAAAGCCCTCTGCCCGTTTGTCTACTTCATGCCTCGCAAAAAAGCTTTTCATGCGTCGAACTGTGCTAGGAGACAATCTTTCTTTGTTAATAAGCTGGTTTGCTCTAGCTACACCAACTCTTGTCATCCCACGCCCGTATTCCTTACGAAGATCCAATGCTCGTTGACCGTTCTTCGCCATTGCATCTGTAGGAATTGTATTTACATCACTTTCAGCTTTTTCATCATGTTCATCATCTTCATAATCCTTTTCACGATGTCTCATATCATCTGGGCTTACATAACGATCAAGATAATTCCTTTTATCATTTACTAGATCTTCATATTCAACATGAGTGTCGCAAGGCATAAATACGACCTTACCATCAACCGTATGCTGATGAGTACCAACGCATCCTATTTCTTCCGCACGGGCTGACGCTTCTTCTCTGGTTGTGTAAGTGTCTTGTCCAACCTCTGACTTGCCTTCAAAACTACCGTAGGCTTCTTTCCCCGCGTCCTCTGGGTCTTGCCCTTCGTCTGTCGCCACTTCTGGACCACCCAATGGGAATAGGTTTGCTGCGATGAAGACTTCGTCTCCTCCTGTGATCGGCTCAAGGCCCAATCTTTCACGCGCTTCATTACGAGAGATAATTCCATCTCTAACTGCCGCAGTAACATTCTCATAAACTCTACGCCTCCGCTCTGTCATCGCTGGGATGCTGTCAATATCATAACTAATCGAAATATCGTCACCAAATGCTGGTGCAAGCCATTCGTTTAAATCGCTTTCAATACGCTTAGCCAATGGAATGATAGTTTCCTCATACAATGCTAGTCTAGCCTCTTGAACATTCGCATATGTCTGAGCATCAGGAACACCAATAAGCTGAGACGGAATGCCAAAACACAATGCAATATCTTTAGCACTCATGTTCATTTGGGATAGGAAGTCCATATCACGAGGAGACATTCCCATTTCTTTCCAGTCAAAATCACCCTCAAGCAATACTGGCTTTCCAGCGTTATTGACCCCTTGAAATCTTGACTGCAAATCTGATTGCAACTGCTGGCGCTGACCATCTGATAGCATAGTACGCATTCCAGCATCATCAGCGGGTTTGAATACAATTGCACCAGAGGGTCGCGCTCCATTAGCCAATAATGCAATATTGTGCTTTGCAATCATATTGTGCTGATCAACATCAATCGAAGCCGCCATAAGTGGAGAAAGCCCAAGATAATCGTCCAGAGGATTCCACATCTTGAAATGCTTAATCTCAGATGCGCCTGTTGATGGATCGGCTGGATAGGTTCTTATTACCTCTTGCCCAACTTTATATTTATAAGACTTTGGAATTGCAGTACTGCTTGGTTCAATCTCAATTCTATCTGGCCTAAGAACGTGTAACTCTCTTGGAACGCCGTTTATATCTGATTGAAGCGCGTATGAATTTCCAGATAGTAGAAGGTATGAGTAAAGGCTTTGGAAATACTCGACGCCAGCTTGCAATGGGTTTGGTCTTTTTAATAAAGAAATAAGCGGGTGCCTATCAAGCTTAATATCTCCTTGATAAACACAAAACGGAATACTTGCTGCCCCATTAGCAATTTCATTTACACAGCGATAAACAATAGCGTTCTGCCTATATCCTTCGTTAGCATAAGCTCTAAAGTTATCTTTACGCGCGTGGTATGGCATAGAGGCGTTCATATACACCTGTGGCGCTTCCTTACGCTCAAGCGGCGCGTCTCTGAATAATCCCGCTATATTGTCTAAAATACCCATCAGCTAATTCTCCAAACGGCCTTGCCTGTTCTTGAGTTCAATTCTGTTAATGCCCAAACTAAAGCATCAAGTCTATCAGGCGATTTCTTAGACATTGGGGTATAAGACGCCATCTGTTCCTCTAATTCATTAAAAGCACCAACGTGCCTTACTTTGCCTTGTTCGTATAAAGCTGCAATGGGTTCTGCCCTTACAAGCTTTCCTCTGGATGCCCTTACCGCAGTATACGGAACATTTCTCTCTACAGTTCTTACCACTTTTTCGACTAGATCGCCACCGTTGTTTACTTCTGCGATAATCCTGTCAGCTTCAAAAGTATGATAAAGGCTAACAGCTTTCCTTGCCCATTCGTCAGGAGACCCCCGCATAGACGCATCTTGCCTAACATAAAACCTTCCATCCTCTCCCAAGCTTGCTACTATTATTCCAGTCTCATCACTTTCATCATGGCTAGTTACGGCTGGATCAATAGATATAACTGTTCTGGTATATTGAGGTTCTTCGCTTGGGTTTGCCCTATGAGTCTCAAACATCTTGTAATTCCAGAGAGCGCCCTCAAGATCATCAAGAACTTCTGCGTAAAGCTCTTGTCTACCAAGCCTTGTTCCATCATATTTTTCTTTAAGTTGCTGCAATGCGGCGGGTGCAAGATTTGCAGCGTTATCGAATGTGCTTCCTCTAGTTACAGCAGTGTTTGTACGTTTTAATAGGCTGCGAGTAAGATCATTAGGCTTTGGTGTAGTTGTAATAACGCATTGAGGATTTTGCCCTAAACGCAATCCAAACATTAATTGGTCAAAAGCCTCTGGATAAAACCAAGCCGCTATCTCATCACACCACGCTCTATGAAACTGAGGACCGCGCAATCTCTCTGGCTCTGTAGCGGCGAAACCTTGTATTAAAGAGCCATTATATAATCTGATTTCCTGTGCTGATGAAGAATACCCCTGCCCCCTACCTTTCAATAAACATTCGCTTGGGAGCCAGTTCATAATTCCTGACACGCCGCCAAAAGCAACCCTTCTCAGATCTCCAAACGTAGGAACAACAACTGCACATCTGCTATTGGGGTTATTCAATGCATAAAGCATAGTATCGAAAGCGCCTGTCATAGTTTTGCCCCATCCACGACCTGCTAAAATTAACCAAACATTCCATTGACCAGATGGAGTGATTTGCTCTGGTCGAGCCATCTTTAACCAATTACTGTATAATGTGCTTTGCTGATGATGACTTGATTGCGGCAAGTTCGTCCAGTTCTGCGATAATTTCTCGTAAACTATCTGGTGCTGAGACATTGGCTGATACCTTGCTGATTTCTTGTGCTTGACCCATAGCTAATTTGCCTATCTTCTGAGCCTGTGCAACCACTCCAGCGATAGAACTTAGATCATGCGCTGTCATAATCTTATTTTTTATATGAAACTTTTTAAGCTGTTCATCTCTATCAGGTCCATCAGGCAAATCTAATATGCGACTGAGCTTATCTCTGTTTTCCTGATCTTCAGTTAATCTACGCGCTACATCCCCCATCATTCCAAATGCGAGATTTATAGATCTGTCATCTAAAACAGCGCCGTTCTTGACCATCTTTTCAAGACGCTCTCTAGCAATGGCTTCCTCATACTCTGTCTGGACCTTATTCTTTTCAGACTGCCAATCTTCCTTTTTGGAATGCCTATGAAGGGTTACGTTTGGAATGTCATGGCGCTTTGCTAGAGCCATAATCGTAGGATATTGACGCACTCCATTTTCATCCATGAACCCATGAACAAACTCATCTTTGATGGTGCGCTTTAGCGCTTCTTCTAACTTGTTACTCATAATCTAATCATTATCACTTATTTTCACTATTTTCCAGTTCATAATTTTTCTTAATCAAAATCTGTTGTTTTGTAACCCATGCTTTCTTGTATTCAGCATCCGCAAACAGCTTTGAAAATCCAGTAATATGCTTGAGCCTTAGTAATTCCTCTGGTTCCATCCCAAGATGGTTGCATATATCCTCGTCTTTCCAGCCCTCTCCAAGCATTGAGAAAACCATATTAGCCATTCCATCTACGCTATGTGATCCTCTGGCTCTGTTATGACGAACTGTTGCCGCCATCCGTTCATTTATATCTTTCTCAATAACGACTATAGGCAACCGACCATGGTTTCGATCTTTGATGTCTTGATTGCTTTTGCATGTAAAGAACCTATGAAACCCATCTACAATAACGTATTTATCATTTTCCTGATCATAAATAGTTACGACTGGCTGAGTATATCCATCATGTTTAATTGAGGTGTAAAGAAGCTTCATTTCCTTGCCCGCAACGCTATTGGGATTGTAATCGTTAGCTTGCACCTTCTCTATTGGAACCCATTTAACTCTGTCGACTGGCTGCTGTATCGGCGTAATTTCATGCAAAAAATCTTTGATCTTTTCCATCATGTCAATTTTTGTTTGATCATCTGTGCCATGAAAGGCTTTTTCTAACTCATGCAAAATTTTCATACTGTTACTGGTATCCAATCTTTCGCTTCTGATTTCTGGACGAATTTAATATCTTTGGGTTCGCCTCTACGCCACCTTCTATAAGTAATGGCATAAGGGCTTTGTTCAAAGTTGCTGCACTTAGTAAAATCAATATCTTGTGCAAGGACTGTTGCGATATGAACTTTATGAAGCTTTGAAACGTCTTTCATAAGGCCATACTTCTCATCCATAGCATCAAACCGCTTTCTCATTGCGTCCTGATAGGATTGATCCGTTACAAGATTGACCAGCAAATGATCTCTATATTCCTTCCAATCTTTGAACATATATGGAAGCTTTTTGGCTTGGAACATATCCTCTTTGGTCATGTGACGGGCTTGATTAATACCCTCTAATCGCTTGGTTAATTTATTCCATGTCTCGCGCTCTATCTCTTGAAGATAAAAAAGCTGGTGAACTGCTGTTTCATGATGAAGGTTTGAAACCCTCATTTTAGTCGGGCTTATCCCATATTGATAAAAGTAGTCATATGCTTTGGCGTATTGCCATCCATGCTCATGTATGGATTTCCAAATGTCCGTATATGACCAATCATAAAGCGGATAGAAATTGTACTGCCCGACTTTCTTATCTACAGCCTTTCCCCAAGTTATCCATTTATATGTTGCTGCCGTTGTTAAGCCCGCAAGACGAGCAGGGCTTTCCTCTGCCCTTACTCCTGCTAGAACTGCTAATTTTTTACTGGGCCAATGATGCTTCATAATTGCTGGGAAAAGATCAAAGAACCTATCTGTGCCGTATATATTCTCTGTTATGGCGAAATCTTCCTTTGGTCTCATCCAATCTTCGTCATCACCTTCTGTCCAGCAATGCAGAAAATGCTGATCATTCGACGTCGAGTTAGTCATGCGAATTGGCATCTGAAACCACATAGGATCTACACGGGGATCTGTCATAACATCTCTGACGTAATCTATTACGTTCTGCCACTCAGCTTCTTGATCTAAGAACATGACCTTAAGCGGAAGCCTGTTTCGCTTCTCAGCGACCATCATGGCAAGCTGGAATGTTACTGTGCTATCCTTCCCACCTGAGAATGAAACAACAACATCCTCAAACTCATCAAATATATACTCTATACGCTCTAAGGCTGCATCCCATACATTTTGTTTAACGTAAATTTTCATAGCTCTAATATTAACTTTCTACCGCTGCACTTATATTCAATCCCAGTAGGTTGGAACCCAAACTTCTTAGTGAAAAGAGAAGATTTAGACGTGGTTTCGATTGATTTGATACCCAAGGTCATAGCATAGCGTATTAATGTATGAGTTAAGAATGATGCAACGCCACCCTTACGAAAGGCAGTTTTAACATACAAATGATTTAATCTACCTTTGTTTTTTCCTAAAATCCTTAACGCAACACATCCTGCAATATTACCACCCATATCAGCGCAAAACCAAATCATATTCTTTCCGTCATGAAACTCTACAATACCTCTGTCATCCTCATTTTGCAGATGCTTAATTTCATTGAATTTACAGGTGCGGAATTTCATATCTCTAAATGCAAATCGTTTGCGCTGTTTCTGATTTTAAGATTAAGAGCTTCAAATGATTGATCTACAGAGGCAATGCTTTTTGTATCTCTTACTACTGAACCTATCGAAGATGGTGTGCCAAGAGTAGATTTTACGCTGAGATCATGACGTGCGAAACTATGACAGAGAGTTACAATTCTCTTTTTATATTTCTGAGCGGCAAATCTAAACCTTACCTCATCGTGATATTTTGCTTTTGCTCTATCAATAAGCTCGTTGCATTCTATTACATCTTGAGCGAAATCAGGCGAAATCATATAAAACTGCGCCCATAAAAAATTGTTATCATTAAACCCATCAAAACCCTTTTCAGATATTTCTTGGAACTCTTTTCTTGGAGGGGTAAATAAGCTTATTAATCCTATTGGGTCTGCCAAGTGACCTTTCAAAACATTTATGTGAGCATCTATCGCTGTAGGCAATGGCTTGATGTCATCTTGAGCAATCAAACAAATCTCAGTTCCCGATGCTATAACCGTTAATGCTTGCAAGGTATTGAACCACGGCCCCTTATACTCATGATCAATATGTATTGTTATTTGATCTATAGATTTACAGAGAGAAAACGAGTGGACTAGGCGTCTAAGGGGCGCTGATCTATCTGGAACTGTAATTATGTGAGCCTTCATTATTTAAGAGGCTCCTTTGGTTTCCTTATATCTTCACGCTCTCTGTTAAATATTTTGCTGTTATTAGGATCGTCTGACATGATCCAATATCTCCACCCATCAAGATAATAATAGTTGCGAGGCTTTTTGAAAAACTGCTGTTCTATGCCATGCTTTTTGATCATATGAGCAGTCCATGTAAACTCCTCTTTGCTTTCCCATGTGTCTCCAACAGTGTAAAAATGCGGCATCCAAGGCATGGTTTTTGCAAATTTATATTTAGCTGATCTCAAATTTTCGTTTAACCGCTCTATCTCATTACTCATTAAATTTCTCCTGCAACTTTTGAGCGCGACCAGGGTTTAATTCAGCCGCAACAATATCAACTCCCCATCCATCCATAATTTTAGAGGTTATCCCAAGGCCAGCGAATGGTTCAAATATACATGAGGGATTATGGTGCTTGATCGCCAGTTCCAGAACATCGAAGCCATTTATGGCTTTTTTGGGTTGTGGCAAATCTGAATTAAACTGCAATACGCAGAATGGCTGTTTAGTTGTTTGATAGCCAAAGATCTTACGAACAAAGTCAAATCCATGATCTCTACCTATATTAATAACTCTCTCAAACCCCTTCTTCCCATACTCTATAAAGGTAGGCTTTCCAGATGGTGCAAGCTCGAATAGACGGGATATGATATCATCAATATCATTCTTAGGCGGCGTATATCCCTTCTTACGCATATCCGTTTCAAACCACTTTACCATCCTATTTTCCCAAGGTGGATCTGTATAGGTCATATCGCACTCATCTGCGTAGTCAGATGGTAAGCTAAGAATGTCAGAAACTTGGAATTTTCTAAGAGGCATTATCTGCCACCAAATGTAAATTCTTCACCGCAATGGGGGCATATAACATCTGTTGTTTGTTGTGGCTGCAATCTACTACTTTGATCGTTTTGCATAGACTGATCAGCCTTTATCATCTTACCTTCGTCAATCTCTGAGGCATCAAAACTAGGCTCATATACTGGATTGAAATTGAATGCTGACATATCAATATCAACGCCCATCAAGGTCAAATCGTATCCATCATTACTCATTTCCTTTAGCTGGTTAAAATACTCATTAGTATCCCACTCCCCATTCTCAGCTAATTTGTTGTCCGCAATGACATAAGCTTTCTTCTGTTGCTCAGTCCAGCCTTCCGCTCTAGTGCATGGGACTTCTGAGATCCCAAGCTTTTTAGCTGCAAACAATCTACCATGACCCGCTATAATTTGATCATTTTCATCAATGAGGATTGGCATGGTCCAACCCCATTCTCTAATACTATTAGCAAGTTGATCAATTTGTGTATCGGGATGGATCTTTGGGTTTCGATCATATGGTACAAGATCATCTACTGATTTGATCTCAATTTTATTTGCGGCCCAATTTTGCATAATAACTCCCTTTGTTTCTTATTTTATAAAGAGCGTGAATAGATTTATCAATACTCTTAGTTAAAATAAAAAACCCGTCCTCATCGCAGTGCGTATCCTAGCCAGAGAACGGGAAGTATTGAGGTAAAGTGCCTAAGCATTTTTATACTACATCCTTTTGATGCCGCCTAGCAACTCCTCTGATAATCTTTTTCTTGCCTCTGCATCTGGGTTCTTTCTTGGCGGCGCTTCTATTTGAACTCTAGGCGTGGCATCGACAATCCTTTTTCTATTTTTAAGAAGCATCTGAACTATCAATCCTTCGTGCGGCCTAGTCCTTGGGTATTCTATCAAATATTGCCTGCAAGCCGTATCTATCTCATCGCGGGTATAATCCTGCAAACAATCCATCCATCCTAAAAGAATATCTCTCTTGACTAGCTCGTCCTGTGGAAGCTGAAAGTATCGCCCCATAAGAGCCTGTGCTTTGATAGCTATATAGCCCCTGTGCTTTGTAAGCTGCCCATCGTCCATAATTTTGCTTTGAAGCGCTGGTAACATTATCTTAGCCTCGCAAGATCATTAACCATTCCGCGAAATCTAATATCAACACCCTGAGGTGCTTCTATCTCATCATCCCATCGCTCTTGGTTAAGCCATGTAGCGGCATGAGGTATAAACTTCGCATCTTTTCCATGTACGCTCTGAGCATATTCAGAAACAGCATCCATGATTTTTAATAGGGTTGTCTTGCGAACTGCCTTATTGAATGCGTCCTTGGCTTTTGCCTTGCCTATCTTTCTAGGGTAAATTTTCCAAAATTTATCGAAAGCAATTTGCACACTATATAAAGGTTCTTTTCCAAGCTTATTGCTTACAAGGTTAAGGGTAGGAAGATTTTTCTGGGGATGGGTGGAAATATTTTCCTTGGGGGTAGGAATATTTTTCCTAGGGCTTGTGTCTCCATAAGTATCAGTAAGTATCAGGAGATATCCATTGCTAGTTTGAGATCCGTTATCCCTATTCCGCTGTATGATCTGTATCAATCCCTTGTCAGCCAAATCTCCAAGGTGGTTTCTTACACTTCTATCTGTCATTTCTGATAGTTCAGCCAATCGTTTATGGCTTGGGAAGCAATCTCCTGTTTCTCCGTTATGATGGTCAGCCAACCAATAAAGAATAATCTTGGCGGCTGGTGATAGCCCCTGTTGCTTCATAGCCAATGCAGTCATGTAATGTGACATATTCTATACGCCCCTTTCATATTATTAACATTTCTTATTGCGTTATCCAGAAATGCCAT